TTAGTAATGTGTCTTTTGTGGTTGGTGGGGGTGGGGTGCCGCCTTCGAAACGAGCTTGTACGGCACGCCGCGAAACTTATCAAGAAACGTCTGATATGTCTTGCTCCCGAAGGAACGCAGGACAGCCGCCTCGTCGAGACTCGTTCCCGCGAAAGCGCGGGGATTTATATCTCCGTCTCGCACGCGCTCATAGTTGGTGATAACAAGCCACCCCGGCGCGGCTTCCACCTCCTCCATGTTGCGAACATAGACAGGTGCGTCCATGCCGAGGAGCCTTTCCGCGTCGCGCATAAACTCCTGTTTGACGCCCAGAGGGCACACGATGAGCATCTTCCCGCCCTTATGTGCGTGGATGATGCGGCACCATTCGAGCTGCATGACGGTTTTCCCAAGGCCGAATGCTGCGAAGATTGCCCTGCGCCCGCCTTGCACTGCCCACATGACCGCGTCGCGCTGGTGCGGCTTAAGTACGGGACTTATCTCCCCCAGATCAATGGCAATGCCGCTCTTTTTGGCAATCACCATCTTTGATCTCAAAAATCCAATATAATCAATGGTCATAGTTTCCTGCCTCCATCACCGTACCTCCCGAAATACAATATCCGTCTCCCGCATCATGTGCAGGAACAGCTTCTTTCTCAGCACATAGTCCAGTGTCCGCACCCCCTTGACCTCGATCACCTCGCGCCGGCCATCGTCATACTCGACGAGGAAATCCGGTGTATAGGTGATTGGCCTCTGCGGCTTTCCCTGGTTGTCCCGGAACCCCTCAAGCAAGGTGTACGTCGGCTGACATTCAAGGTGCTTAATCTCACCGAGCCGCATTTTCTCGCGGAGCATCATGTACCACTCCGACTCACGCTTGCTGTCAAAGGTGCGTCCGCAGACCATTGTCTTGCGTGCATTGTACTTGTTCGGTTTCCCGCGTGTATACAGAATCATCTCTCATGCTCCTCGAAATAGAATTTGACGGGTCTGCCCGTGATCTGAATCAATCCATATGCCAACGCGAGGCGAAACGTCAACAGCTTTTCCAGTCGCCCGGGGATAAGACTGAGCTGCTCACGCAAGCCCTCAACACTCATGGTCGACTTGTAGAAATTACACTGCCGACACGCGGGTCGATAGTTCTCCAGCTCATCCTTGCCGCTGAGATAGACCGCCTGTACATGGTCGACCTGCATCTCCTTGATATCGATTTCCCTGCCGCAGTAGGCGCAGTGCCCGCCGTACATCGCGTAGACCTGCGCCCGCATCTCCTTCGACAGGGCTTTCCTTCTGCGCGATCCTGTGATTCTATGCCTTGTCTCCCGCATCACGTTCCCGATTGCTTCCCGTGCCGTCGGGTCGGATTTCCTGCAAGGTGTGTATTCGTCCATGCCATCACCTCATCCGTATAGTTCTTCTCTCAGATCGTCAATCAACTCTGAGAGTTCCTGCCTATCCATGTCTAGGAGCGGATAATCGTCAATGTCGTACCCGAGTTCACGCAGGAGTATTTTTGCGTATTCAAGCTGCCCTTTTGTCGGCTGTTCCATCTCGTCGCCTCCTCAGAAGTACCCGCGCTTCTTGTTCTTCTCGTTCACGCGCCGATGCAGTTCGCCGCGCTCATCCTCGTCGTAGCCCATCGCATTAAGCCACGAGACGCACACATGGATGACGTCCGTGAGTTCAAGCGCAATGCGATCTTTCGCCGCTTTTGCCCTATCAGGGTATTCTCTGCTGTATCCGTTCTCAAATAACGTACGATACTCCGGCGTCTCTTGAATGACCTCGTTCGTCTCCTCCGACAGCTTCGCGACCCACTTAACTGTTACTGCATCCTCGAATTTCGTGCACGGCTGCGGCTTTGTCATATCAATCTCCTGTGCCATCTCAGCACGCTCCTTTCATGCGCCAATCTGCGCCCTTAATCTCCACACGCTCGCACATCCCGTAGATGCGCGACATGATCCGCTGCCCCTGCATATCGTCAATCACGTTGCCACGCTTGTCTACGGTCGCCATATGCCCGATGATCTCCGTCGGGCTGTAATTGCTTGTCACGACCGTCTGCAATCGCTCGTTGTACCTGTGATTCACGATGCAAAAGAGCTGCTCGCCCACCCACTCACTCATCTTCTCCGCGCCGAGATCATCCAGCACGAGAAACGGCGTCTCCTTGACCGCCTGCACCGTCTCTACTGTCTTACCGCCGTCAAACGATGCGCGGATGTCTGCCATGAGATCAGGCACGGAGGCAAAGAGCACAGATTTTCCGGCTCTCGCTCGCTCATTGGCGATGATTGCCGCAAGTTTTGTCTTGCCCGTACCACGCACGCCGTAGACAAACAGCCCACCGATCTCACCGTCGACCATCATGCGCGCCGCATCTACCGCTCCTTTGTTTCCGCCCGTCACCTCGTAATCTGCGAACGTATCCGTCTCATAGGCGCGTGGAATGTGCGCTGAGGCAAAGAGGCGTGCAATCCGCAGACGCTCCCTCCTGTTGCGCTCGTGCTTGCAGGGGCTAAGAACGTGGAAGAACCGCCCGTGAGATGTCTCCACCATCGGAATCATCCCCTGTGACGTCTGCTTGCAGCTCTCCCCCGTGCATCCGCGGCAGAGGTCTTGCAGGCGCTCAATATGCGCAATCTCATCCCGATGCCGCTCGATCTCCTCCGCCGGCAGGTCGTACTTCCCACGGAGGGACGTAGTTTCGGTTTGCCGCCGCGAAATCTGGATACCTCTCGTCGAGAGCATCTTTGCTATGACTGATATGTGCTCCACTCTGTCTCACCTCCTGTTTCAGTGGGAACAGCCCTTTCCAGCTGTTCATCACGCTTTGATTGACAATCGCAGCCTTCTCCTCGTCCGTGCTTCCCATCCCGTCAAGCTTCTTGAAGAGCAGAGAAAAGGCATGCTCCGTAAGCGGTGCTTTGATCTTCTTGCGCATCTCCACGAATCCTCGGAGAGCCTCGAGGAGTTCCGCATTGTCGGTGTAGTCCTCTAAAGGAAAGGTGCCAGCCTTTTCTTTTTGCTTTTCTTTTTTTGTTTCAGTTTCCGTTTTACGTTTATGTTTTATATAGTGTCCAGTAATTGGGGTAGTAATTGCACCATCTATTGGGGTAGTAATTGCACCATCTATTGGGGTAGTAATTGGGGTATTTGGGTTACCAATTACTGGTGCAATTCCAAGCTCGACAAGTTGATATTGTGTCGCTTGATGTTTCCCGCCCCGAATGGTTTTTATGTACCCCGCTTGTTCGAGAACGCGCCGCGCTTCCGCTATGGTCTTCTTATTCCGTATTCCAGTCATCAAACAGATTTCTGCGTCTGATGCGGGAAAGCACTCCGGCCAGCCTCTCATGTTGGCAATCTGAAATAGTCTCATGTAAACAGTGAAAGGGGTGCCGGGGAGGTTCCCCGCACTCATGGTTAGAAATGTGTTGAGCTGTCGAATGTAGTCCATGCCGCGTCCTCCTTTCTATGCATTTTTACGGGATTTACGATTGAGCCGGTACACATCTGCAACCCGCTCATCAATCTTCACGGGCTCGAGCATGTACCGTTTGAGAAAATCCGTCTCTCCCATGTTGTGGCAGAGATTGTGATGCTTTCGACATAGTGGGAGCGCGGGGCGTCCAATGTGGTTGATACGCGCCCGATTGTTCCCCATTCCGACGATACCGCCGTTGCAGTGATGCAGGTCCGCTTTCCTCCCACACACCGCGCATCGCTTATTCATCAGACACGCCCACACATAGCGTGGAATGTCCTCTGAGAACTGATACAGCGGCTCTCCTACGTCAACGCCATGCAACAGGCAGAAATCTATGAGATACGTGATGAACAGCCGCGCAGTCGTCATATCGCAATCAGACAGCGAGAATGTCCTTCGCAGTGTCTCTGTCTCACCGATGAACATGAGCTTTAGCATCTCTTTCATGCACTCCAGCGGGGTATATCCCCACCATGCAGCGATGTAGGAGATCAGCACATAGGCTTTCTTTCGCTGATCGGCGGATATGTGCCGCTCGTCAACAAATTCCACACCGACGGTAGGTTGATACCCCTCTGGTCTCTTTTTGCCATGAGGAAACGGGACAAAGACCGTAAGTCCATCGTCCCGCTCCTCCATGACCTCACCGAGAAGAACCATCAGAACGGAATGTCGTCATCATCAACGGCATATCCCCCGTGCGTCTCTGTCTCGATGCGTTTCTTCTCCGGCGGAGTGATCGCCTCGATGCCCTCAATCGGAAGGATAGAAATGCACTTTGTCGAGGTGTAAATCTTTCCGTTGTAGGTATACTCCTCTTCACGAAACTTGCCGCCGAAGAGTTTGCCGACAAGGCTCTGCTCATCCCAGTTCCATGTATAGCCCGGATTGGACTTCTCGATGTTCTGGAGCATCCCCTTAAACCGCCCCTGCTGTTCGCCAGCCGTAAGCTGGTAGTACATGCCGCCCCATTTTGCCTCGGCGTTTCCCACCTTACGCACATCATATTGCTTGCGGTAGTAGCCCCTGTGCGGGCCACTCTCAATGTCAAAGGCGATTGTCAGCATCTCTGCGCCACTCTTTGACTCGCCCAGCTGCACCTTGACGATACGGCACTCATAGCCCCCCGGCGGCAGGGGAATGTACTCCCCTGTGATTGCCGCTGTCGTATCCCAGTCATTTGGTTTCTGCATCATGTCAATTCTCCTCCTGTTCCACCTCTTGGCGGCGTTCCCATTCGGTGTCTTTTTGAACGAGCGTCTGCATCAGCTTAAACACCTTTTCCTTGTGATGTGTTGCCACAATTTCAAAGCCGTTCGCATTCTCTTCAAACCCACGGACATTCTTCGGGAGTGCGGGTTGAAAGGTTTTTGTCTGCGGATTCAAGCGCATCCAGGGGCGAATTTTGAAACGCCACTTCAATGCGTCATATCCGATCTTCTTAAACAGATGGTTTTGTGCCTCCACCTCATTTGCAGCGATAATGCTCGGAAACTGCCACGCTCGCTGAGCAGAGTTCCAAATACGATAAATGATGCGCTTAGGACGCTTTGACTTCCGTTTCACCATCATCGTCCTCCTCATACTTCTTCAGTGCGGCAATGACCGCAGCCATGTCATTTGGAATCTCCTTCTCGAAACAATCCATCGGGCTCTTTGCCGTCGAGTGATCTGCCTGTGTCACAAAGACGTGCCGCCCGTCCAGAGCTTTTGCCCAGAGCACCGTTGTAAATTTGGACTCAAGGACAATCTTGTCCAGCTTGCGCCCGCCCGTCTTGACGTGCGTCCATTGGTAGCCACTCTCATCCTGCTCCGTAAGGGGGGGGGCGGTAAAGACTGTCGCGCATGTCT